GCCGGAATGGTATGTGTGCCACATGGATACGCTGCAATAAACCAAACACATTTTTGCCCATAAAATGCGGCCAATATCCCAAGTTTGGTTATCGGCTCCAGTAAAAAGGTGTTTGAAAAATTTCATCATGTCAGAACATCAGAAAGAAATTGCTGGTTAATGGAGTATATGTAATAACGATAAGACCTTGTGCGCCAGCCCCACCCAAGCCTGTAGAGGCATTGTAACCACCTCCACCGCCACCGCCACCATATAAACCACCAGTCGCGCCGCCATTAAATCCGTAGTAGTTGCCACCAGCTCCGCCACCCGAACCATAAGAAACTGACCATTCAGTTCCGTTACCACCAGCACCACCTGTCGTACTTGTAGAAATACCACCAGCACCACCACCACCATTTGTTCCCGCAGTACCACCAATAGTTGCACCACCCGTGCCGCCATTATTATTACCACCAGCATTGACTGTAGCACTTCCATGACCACCTGCAGTACCGCCGCCATTGCCGCCACCACCTGAGCCTGGTCCAGCACTGCTAGCATTTGTACCACCCACCCCACCAGCTCCAAGAGGTCCAGCGGCTCCGCCACCACCCGATCCTGCATAATCTGAACTACTACCGCCACCTGTGCCGCCGGCATATTTTGTTGTTCCTACACCAGTTGTTGGGCCACCTGCCCCACCAGCCGTGGTGCTTCCGGCACCTACGCCACCCGAACCTCCAGCAGCAGAAACAGATGCCCCAGAAAGAGTTGTGCCGTTAAACGCCGTAAATCCACCAGGATTCCCGTTCGCGTTGCTAACGCCCGTACCTTTGGCACCTATGACAATATTGATGCTATTGCCACTGGTGAGCGCTAGATTACTAATTTTAGAATATGCACCACCACCGCCACCACCGCCAGCATAAGTAGAGCCAGCAGCTCCAGCACCACCACCACCAATACATTCAATGGTATTATTAGAATTATTCCAATCAGAAGGAACAGTCCAAGACGAACCAGAGGTGAGAAATATTTGAACAGTTGCCATTATGCTTGCGTCCCTACAGCCACAACATCCCAAAAAGCTGCCGCGCTATTGTAAATGCAGCCCACATAAATTGTTTTGCTTGCGACAATCGTAGTTGGTAATGTTGTGCCGATAACACGATAACCGCCCGCGCTTGTCGTCCATGTAAATGTCCAGCCGCCTGTTCCGTTTGACGTAAACCGCAATGTCAATTTTTGCCCGTCAACAGGAGAGCCAGACGGAATAGCAATGGTCGTATTTGACGCCAATGCTGTCACTTCGTAAATATCGGCTGTGGCAGATGTTGGCGTAATTGTTGTTGCAGTTGTAATTGCCTGAATGCGCGGCGTAATAACACCAGTGGGCGAGATCGAACCGCCAACATTTAATGCAGCACCAGCAACTAAAGCAGTTCCAGTGCCGGAACCCGCGCCAGTAGCAACAAAAGCCAAGCCAACAGTATTGGATGCCGCACCGATTAAAGTGAAGTTTGTGGAGCCTATTGATTGAATCGTATAGGCTTGTCCAATGGTAAATGAACCAGCCGTAACGCTTGTTGTCCCAGCGACTAGAACAGTCCCGCTAAACGTAGGAAATGATGCCGAATTATTATCCGCATAATAGACGTTTGTGCCATTAGAAAACACATAAGCAGCAGTGCCCTGCGCTATTGTCACGCCTGTTCCCGTTGCAGTTTGAAAAGTAACTGTATAGGAACCTTGCTGTGCAGATGTTAAGTTATTCAGCACAATCCAAGCGCCGCCCATAGTGCCCGCACCAAGAGTAGTGGGAATGGTGACAATGACGTTAGATGTTAAGTTGCCAGTCGGCGAAAGCAAAAGCTGTTGCGCTGTGTACCAATACACGCCGCCCGATGCCGGAGTCGATGACGTCAGAGTTGTCGTGCCGCCTGTGCCAACTGACACTGTGAACGATGAACCCAGCGCCTGATCAAGCGTTACAAGGTTAGCATTGAGTGGAGTGTTCCAGCTTGCATCGCCGTAGGCTGGCTCAACGATGAGCTTATTCGGGGAGGTCGTGCTCATTTGTCCACCTTATTGTCAAGTTTATCGAATATCTTGTTAAGCATTGCTTCAATCCGCCCCAGATGGACAGAGAGTTCGTCCTTTCGGACGTAATTTGTTGGCAAGTCCACTTTAATAGCATGAATGCTATCAGCCATATCCTTCATGTTTTGATCGTGCTGTTTATAAAAATAGCCGATTATGCCGAAGGCAGCAACAGCGAGAACGTCCACAATGGTTTGAGTATCAAGCATCATCATTATGCCCACGGATTTGGAAGGATTGTCGGGATATAAAATTTAGCCGCAAGCTGTTCTGCTGCGAGATTCTGAGTTGTGGCCACTTCTTGAGTGCCGAGAGCGCTCTGCACCCAGCCAATAACTTGGCTTTGTGTTAAATCAGCGTATGGCGTGTAAGTGCCAGAATTATCTAAAATAACTTCTGTATTGCCAACAATGGCATTATTATATGTGCCGTCAGTGCAGTCACATGACCAATTTACCTTCACAACAACATTCTCATACCCAGCCGCTTTTGGATATGAGGTCATGTTGTTGACTGTCCAGTTGAAGGTGAAAGCCATGTTATGCTGTCACTCCCTTGATAACTGCAAAGTTGATAATTGGGGTGTCGGATGCTACGCCGCCTGTTGTGTAGAATGTGATGTTAAATGAGCCAGCCGCGACAGTGGTGACACTCAAGACATATGTGTTTGATGCACCGCTTTTAATGTTCAAAACGATTACATCGGTTGCTGCGACAGTCGTATTTGTAACAGTGAATGATGCGGGTGTGGCCGATCCTGCCGCCGTAAACATGGTGATTGCGCCAGTAGTTTTGCTCAGTGTCACACCAGTTGTGCGGGATGTACCCTGCGTAACCGCACCGCCAGCACCCGTGGAATAACCAACACCGCCCGCCCCAGAGGACAAAACACTTGTCGTGGCAGTAAGTGAAGTAACCGTAGGCGTAGATGAATATGCCGGAGCAACACCAGTACCGCCGGATACCAAAACAGAACCAGTTGCAACATCCGCCAAGCGGGACAATGCGGTCGTGGTTGAAGCATAGAGCAAATCACCAACAACATAAGTATTTTGCCCTGTTCCGCCGTTGGCAGCAACCAACGTACCAGCGACTGTTACAGCGCCTTGCGTGGCTGCTGAAGGCGTTAGGCCAGTTGTACCAAAGTTGATGGACGTAACTGCTACAGAAGTCGCCAAGCCCCATGAAGGTGCAACACCAACGCCGCCTGAGATAAGGATTGAGCCCGTAGCCACGTCTGCGAGGCGCGAGAGAGCCGTTGTGGTGGAAGCGTAGAGCAAATCACCAACTGCATAGGTATTTTGTCCAGTGCCACCATTAGCCGCCACGAGCGTTCCAGCGACAGTAATAGCGCCCTGAGTTGCCGTTGAAGGTGTTAAACCAGTTGTGCCGAAGGTAAGCGAAGTTACAGCAACCGAAGTAGCAAGACCCCAAGATGGAGCAACACCGACACCGCCAGAAATAAGGATAGAGCCAGTCGCAACATCCGCAAGACGAGATAGAGCCGTAGTCGTAGAGGCATAAAGCAGGTCTCCAATGACGTATGTGTTCTGCCCCGTTCCACCATTAGCCGCTACAAGTGTTCCGGCTACTGTAACAACACCCGCCTGTGCAGATGATGGCGTAAGGCCAGTGGATCCGAAGCTAATGCTATCAACACCTGCAGTTACAGGAATTGTAGCTTGCCATGCTGGAGCGCCACCAGCGCTTGCCACAAGAACATAGTTAGTCCCTGCGGGCGGCGTTACAACACCTATAGGATTGGTGCCATTACCGAATAAAAGTGCATACTGAGTGAATGTCGTGTCACCTGTACCGCCAACACTGACTGTGAACGGAAGATTCCCACCCAATCCTGCTGCCAAAGACGCAATCTGCCCCGTTGTAATTTGTACGGACGCGCTGGATTGAACGCCAAGCAGAGGCTCAGTGCCATTGAGTGCCGTTACCGTGGGAAGATTTGTGATGGTAGTATTTGCCATTTCTTAAACCCCAGTAAGCGGTATTTGAGCATAATTGTAAGGAAGGCCAGCAAGCCCTGTAACCATCAATGTTGTGCCCTGCAATAATCCAGATGCAGGAACCGCCGCATTAACCTGATATGTAAAGGCAATCGCTGAAGTAACTGTAACGGAATAGAACCCGTTTGCCAAATTATTTGATAGACCTTCAACGGCAATTTGATCATTTGTAGCAAGGCCATGCGGAGATGAAAACGTCACTGTTATTGTGCTTGTGCCAAAGGATGAAACAGACAATGGATTCAGCACAACATCATAAGAGACATTGTTAATTAACGGCATGATTGCGCCCTGAGCCAATCCATTGGGCTTTCCAAGCACTTGCGTTGTTACTTGAGTCACGCCATCTTCCAGCACAATCGTTGTGGTCGATGGAATTGGAATGCCAGTTGTGGGATCATAAACTGTTGGCGCGGAAATAACCACGTCATCCGTTGCCGCCGCAACATAATCCTGAATGCGGGGATTTTGAATTGGCACAGGATCGGCTGGGACAATGATTGCGCGGGCTTGATTTTGCGGAACGTCATTGCAAGGGTTACATACAAGAATGCGCTTGTTGATCAAGCCAGCCCCTGCGTAGTCGAATTGCCATTGGAGGCGCACATGATTGTAGAGCATACCGCAGCGGTCGCAAATACCAAAGGCTTGCGGGTTGCGCGAACTGACACTTGCTCTACCGTGTGGCCTCATCTAAAATACCCCTGCACTTGGGGGGAGATGTATTGTTGTGCTTGTTCAATGTTTTGCATTGCAGCAATTTCATAAGATTCATCAGCCATTGGCTTAAGAATTTGCAACTTGGCGGGATTCCAGATAGTTGCAAGCCGCACAGCAAGCGCGTATGCAAATGCCTCCATCCACAAATACGGTATCTCAACCGTCTGCCCGTTGGTCAAATTGCTGTCCTGAATCTGGCGAACGCGGTAATAGCTTAGTGTCTGTGCGCTTGTGCCATCAGGAACAGGCCAGATATAAAGTGACGGGCCGGTTGAGCCCGTTGATCTGTCTGAACTGATAAGACGGTCAAACCAGAACACAGTCGGAAAGCCCTGCTGCTCTTTGTTTGGATATGAGGCATATTCTGTGCGGCTCACTGGCAGGATTATTCGGTCAATAGGCTGTGAAGATGTACCATTATTGATGGTAACATAAGCATCCAGCACCATAACCGTGTTATCCGGCACAACATATTGAGTTTGGCCTTGAACCAGCGTTACAGTTTGTAAATCAACAGCCCACAGATTGACGCCCTGATTGCTCCAGCGGGACAACAGCATGTTTGTTGCCATACGAGCCGCTTCCATGTGCTCTTGGGCGAGTGACGTGTTTCTGATGTCGCATAGATTGTATGCGTACAAAACAAGTTCGCCAAGCGAAGGATTGTAGGAGTAAGAGCCGCTGCTTGTCATCAGGACATTGCCTCTTGGCCAATCAGGGATGCGCCAACATTGCCAGAAAAGCCCGAAGGCGTTGTAATGGCCACTGTTAGAATGTCGGGGGCGTTGCCCTGAACGGTTGTGTAAAGCGGGAAAAAGTTGGTTAAGTCAAAATTTTGCAACCCGCCAGAAGGAAGCGGGGTATTGTAAACCACCTCTCCGCCCGTAAGTGCCGTTGCCGAAATATCGCGCTCAACAAAGCTATTGAGCGAGCCAAGTGAGTACATGGTGGCAAAAGACGCGCCAGTCAGTGCAACAGGGGAATAAAATGTTGATGCAATCAATTCCAAGGTGCAATTTGCCGATGAATAAATTGACAAAAGCTGCGGAAGGATTTGACCACGATCAATTTCACCAATGATGTAGTTTCCGCTCGTTGCCGGAGGAACAAGCATTGGATTAGAACCAACAACGTTGTCCGCAACATACAGCGCCGTGGCGGTGTTGTAAGAAATGCGCCCAATGCCACCCTCGCCCTGTGTGTAAACGGGCGAGCCAGTCACAGACCCTGTAGTAATGGTCGAACCTGTGATTGTGAATGACGTACCAGAGCCAATAGCTGTAACCTGAAAAGTGCCGTTAAGCGTGGTGTTTCCAGTTGCGCCGGAAATGGTAATGTAACGACCAATGGTCATGTAGTTGGCGGCAGATGTGTTGATAACCGCAGAACCTGCGCTGGCTGTTACGCTTGAAATTGCAACAGACGATCCGCGAGAAAACACATATTTTCCAGCCCATTGTCCAACTGTCCATGTGGCTCCCGATGCTGTAATGACCGTTCCTGCCAAATATAGAGTGCTAGAAGCAAGCGTTTGGCTATTGTTCACTGTCCATGTTGATCCGCTTCCGCTCAAAATAACTGTGCCGGGCAGAACGCCATTGCCATTGATGGTTTGGCCAATAGCAACGGTTCCTGATGTAACGGATCCTACCGTCAACGTTGTGCCTGAAATGGTGGATGTTGCAATAACAGCAACAGAAGATGAAACACCGGTTATTGCCGCGCCTCCGCTTGGCAACGTGCCATTTAACCCAGAATATGCCGAGTCAACACCGTATTCCAGCGTTCCCATTGCGCGATAGCGAATAGAAAGTAACGGATAGCGAGTTGCGGACGATCCCGGAGCACGTGTTGGCGTTCCTGCAGCCATACCATAACCGTATGTAAAACCGCGTTGTGTGTCAATTTTGCCTTTTGCCAGCACCGATACACCAAAATGCTGCATGGTGTAGGGGGAAGATCCTGTGGCGATTGCTCCAATATTGCGCAGCTCGTAGCGCACAGGAACGTTACCTGTGCGCGACCACGGCGTGACCTGACCAGTTTTATTGCCAATGCCGACCTGATGCAAAACATACGGCTCGCCATTGATCATTACACCCCAGCGAAGCAAACCAGCGCCATACCACGCGAACTCAATCCAGATCATCTGAATGTTATTCCAATTTATGGAAGACTTGATGCCTTGCGGATCGAGCCATTGGTCTGATGTGATGCGCGTATCTGTTGGAACGCCGTTTACGTCGGAGCGGTAAGCAACCCCCATGCCTGTGGGATTATTGGCAGTTGGATCGCTCTGCTCAAAGAAAATGCCGTTGCCGTCATCAAAAAAACCAACGCGCTGACGCTGATTTGTATAAGGCGTTCCAAACAGAAAACCAGACGACATGTAAATTGTTTTGCCGGGCTGGTACCGAATGTAAGGACGTGTTTGACGCATCGCGATGTCGCCAGATGCCGCTGTGACAGACATCTGCACGCCGCCAATGGACGACTGTTGATACACCAAGCCGCCGCCTGACGTATACTGCTCCCAGCGCATTGGTTGGGTGCCGTATTCAAAGTCAGCTTCAAACAAATTTTGAACTTCGGACACTTCAGTGCGTCCAAGATTATCGCGCAAACGCGAAGGGTACTCAGTTTGGAGCGCCTGATCGGTAGAAGAGGCGGAAAAGCTCAAGCCGGACATGATTATTTTCTCCGATTAGTATGGCGCGACGCCAAATTGGGTAAATGTGGCCGTAACAGACCCAGTCCCGCTGGTAATTGTCACACGGGCAAAGGCCGGAGAATACTGATAGCTGCTCTGAACCGTCGATGTTGCGTTTACGGCTGCCGCATCGGATGAGTTCAACCAGTTTACAGAATATGGCGCAACTGGGTTGGTTGGGCTGTTTGGATCCTGCAAAGTTTGCTGAAGCGAATATGTTACAGTGCCGCTTACAGTGCATTGAATGGACGTTTGGGACAGCGAATAGTCATCAAAACGCACCCAAGGGCTTGAGGCAACGTTATTTGTGCCAACGGTGATAGACGCCGCAGCGGCGTTCGCAAGTTTGATTGATGTGACGGTGGCAAAATCAAGGTTTGAATAAAATGACGTGGCATTTGCGCCCGTCAAAACTTCCATTTGAGGCATTCCGCTGGCATTTGTCCCAACAAGAGTAAACGTATTTGCGCTTTCATTGCCGGTTGGCGTGAACAGAATGCGCCGAGGCGTGTCAAGCGTTCCGTTTGTAATTGTAACTGATGTGGCAGATGAGGCAGCAGAACCAATGCCGCTTGCGTTTGCCGCAGCCAATGGGCCGACTTGTACTGTAATTGGACGCATTATTTGCCTCTTTTCTTAGCGACTGCAGCATTGTCTACCAGGTTCGGATAAGGACGCCCTGCCGCGCGCGTTCGCGCTTTTGCAAAGCTTTCCTGTTTTTTTGAAAGATGTTTCGTGTGGTGCTCCTTGAGCAAATCTTTATCCCAAAAAGGCTTATCTGCCATTTCAACAACCCCATTTTTTAAGTGATTTGTTAATCCTGCTATCAGGATCGGCTGCGGCGGCTGCACCAGTGAGCTTGCGCTTCATACCAGTCATTCGCTCGCAAAATGATTTGTGTCGAGGGTTATCGGAATCTTTTGTGGGGGCTTTTAAATTGTGGCCTTCAGCACGAGCAGATTGCCTGCCCTTTTCATTTAAGCCACCAGTGGGAGACTTTCCCTCAGATCGTGTCCATGCTGCGGTCATTAAAGCCTCCAAATGGTAAAGAGGGGAGCCGAAGCTCCCCGCTTGATATTAGTCGATTTCTTTTTCATGGCGGCCTTTAGGCTCCATGCCGTGATGTGCAGACGAAAGCGGGTTCATGTTTGAACCAGCGCGTCCACCGGACTTGCGAGGCTTGCGGTCTGCGCGATGCTCAGACTTGTGGCCTTCAGCGTGACCAAGATGAATCTTCTTCTTCTTGGCTTTGCCGCCGCGCTTATGCTCTTCTGCCTCATGGACTACATGCGAGCCTGCGCCAGCATATACTTCCTTTGGGGCTTCGTCATGATCCATAACGCCCTCAATACCTTCGCCAGCCTTGCCGCCCTTTGCATGGGCAGCGCGGGGGTGATGGTGATGTACGCCCTTGTGAACAACGCCATGATGGCCGTGTTCTGCGTGATGATGTGCTTTATGACCCTTCATAATAGGTCTCCTTACGAGGCGAGGTTGATGCCCTGAACGTAAATCACAGTCAATGTGCCTACGCCAGAGCCAGTATTGGTGGAAGTAACAAGAAGCTGCACATCAGTTGGGCCACCCGTTTGGAAAGTGGCGTTGCTGATATTGTCCCAGTTTGCAATCTGTGCGGTTGCAGTGCCAGGAACAATCGTGATCAACCCTTTTGTGCCGCCAGCGACAGCGCCAGCAGTTGTAAAGGCGGTCGCAGCAGATGTGCCCGCTGTTGCACCAATACCGAGAGTGGTAGAACTACCAGTCCAAGCCGTAGTAACCATCAGATACATGCCGATGATCTGGCTTTGAGCAGGAAGCGTAATTGATGTCAGACCACTGGCCTGAGTGATTGGCTCGCTCTGAGACATCACTACATAGCCAATATTCTGCGTACCAATCGAACCACCAAGCGCGGCAAGGTTGCCTGTTCCGTCACTGGTAAGAACGTTACCAGCGAAGATTGGCCCCGTGAAGGCAACTCCAGGCTGTACTGGGCTGTTATTCGGATTGGGATAAAACCCAGGCTGTATGTCGTTTATGGTCGTAGCCATGACTTATTCCTTTTTACGAGGTTGGGAATGAGCCATAAATTGCGCGCCAGTTATAATAACCGAAGCTGTAGCGCTCATAGCCCTTGACCAGCAAGTTGTCAGTGTGGAAATCAACCTGAAGGTCGGTCTCGAACTTAATGCGTTCCATATACGACAGACCGTCGATGTTGGTCAGCAAGAACCAAGCATATGCAGATGTCAAGAAGTCGTTGCTCATATAACCATCTGGCAAGCCGCCGGCGGTGGTCAAAATAGCGTTGACATCATTATCTGCGGTGCCTGGGCGCAATTCAGTCTTGGTCAAACGAATTGCAACTGGCTCAAGAGCCGGAGGAATAATTAATTTGCGGCCACGAGCGAAGATTTTCAGACCAGCCTGATCGCGGAAGTTTGTACGAATGGCAACCATTGCATTTAGCAGGGTAGCTTCGTTCAAATCAACCTGAGTGGTTGGAGTGTTGGCAATCGTTCCACCATCAATCGGATGGTTGGTCGCGCAAAGTGCTACGCCATCGCCGTTGACTGCGGTGTTGTAGGTGCTTGCGGTGTTCAGGATCGAAGCGCCGTAGATTTCCTTGGTCTGATGGAAAGATTCCATAAGGCCGAGGTTCGAGGGCGTAAACTGGGTCTTGTAAAGGTTATCGTCAATCGCCTTGCGGGTGATGGCATAACCAAGACCAATTTCACTGTGTTCCTGATTGTAGATGTAACGTTCACCAGCGCCGTTATCGAAAGCAGTCTGGCCGCCTTCGCTCTTAAGCTGAGCAAGACCGAGGTAGCGAATTTCTGCGGTACGTTCGAAAGCCATCTTAGAGTCGTGCTTAGTGAAAATTTTGTCATACTGAGAAGGAATCTGCTCGTATTTGCCTTCAACCCCACGCAAGCCTGGGAGGAGAAGGTCTTTAATTGCTGAAAGATTTACAGCCATAGTCCTATACTCCTATTAGATGCCAGCAAGAGCGCGCTGCATTGAGTTATTAAACCCAACAACGATCTTGTTGTATGCTGTGGTGGAATCATTGCCGTTTACGGAAGCAAGTGGGCTGGTAGCACCAGGCACATAGTTCGCAAGAGCAATAATGCGGAAAGGCAAATAGTTGTTGGAAGCAGAACCAGCGCCTGAGTTTGCAATCAGCGAGTACTGATCAGCAAAGAAAGTCGATAGACCATTGGCAGTGTTGCCGTTAGTTTCACCAGTTGCTGTGTAGTCGTTGTAGTTGAACGAGATGTTCTGACCAACGTTTGCAAGACCAACTGCGGTGGCAGTGGTGTTGGAGTTTGCAGTTTGCACAATGAACTGAGCATTTGGATCAGTAACAACATATGCAGTCACGTCGCCGTTGGAGCCAGAGCCAGGCCAGTAGTTGTTAAAGTTCGGATACTTGATTGCTGTACCAAGGTACTTGCAGCCAACGAACACACCAGCGATTGGCACATACACGGTAACAGTACCAGAAGCGGTCGAAGTGGCGCTTGGGGTCTGTGGGCCGTAGGAAGCGCACACAGCAGTCGTGGTAGAAGCCGAAGTCACCTGATAGGTGCCGTTCAGGTTTACGCCAGATGCAGTGGTTGAGCCAGTGATGGTGATGACCGAGCCAACTGGGGGTGCCCACGAAGAAGGTAAGTTACCAGAGGTCGATGTGCCAGCCGAGAAAGTCACGGTCAGCGTACCAGCGGCGCTGGTAGTGAGGGCGGTTGCAGCAACAGTCAAAGTGACTGGGCCGTAAGCCTGAGTGATGTAGCCAGTGCCTATACCAGTGGTATTGGTTGCCTGTACTACGGGATCACCGAAGAA